CGGGACGATCGGGACTGCCGTCACATAATCACCGGGGCCGTGCACATCCCAAAAGGGCCGCGCGCCAATCGCAAAGCGCCACCCAGGCGCTGACATGCCGAGAACATCAACTTTGCCAACGATAGGCAGACCCGTTCCGTCGGCGCGAAACGTATAAGCCGGGGCATTGATCTGAATCGCGGTTGCGAACAATTCGCCCGTCAAACTGATACCCGCAACCGCCCCAACCGAGGCAGCGATTGATTGTGCCACATCAAGCGCGGTGGTCTGACGATCCAAATAGAGCGACAGATTATAGGGGCGGACCGCATCAAGGGCAGCGAGGCTGCCAACATGGGTTTTGCTTAAATTGCCGGACATATGGGCAACGCGCTTGATCAACGCACCCGGCTTCCGCGCCCATCCATCCGGGCCCGCCTTGTCCCCGCGCATCAGATAGCAAATCTTGCCCAGCGGCGGTGCGCCATGACGAACGCAGCCAATCGCATTCGCCGTCACCCATGTCCCCGCCGCCACGGTCGCCGCCGCAAGGGCGGCATAGCTCGCATAGTCCGCAACTGGAGAACCAAATTGCCGCGCAAGACGCTCCAACGGAACGTCCACCCCTTCAACCGCACCATAAGCAGAAAGCTGAATGATGGACTTGACGCTATCGAGAAGCACACCGGGGACGCCCATTGGCGCACCAAGGGCGAGGGGCTTTTCGACCCCCTTCTTTTCCGCCGGACCTTCGACACCACCCGAGCCAGCATAGCTCGCCAGCAACGGCTCCCGCCACCTTTTTTCGTCCACCGCAAAGCCGATTTCGGCAATGCCATTCTCTCCGATGGAGACCGCCGAGGCGCGGCCATCAAAGCGCAGCGCGAACCCCGCCCAGTCCGCCGCCACATCACCGTGCCACACCCGAATTTGCGCGTCGGGAAAGCTGTATCGCCCAAAATTCGGCCAAGGCTCTAATGAGAGACTCAGCGAACTCCCCGGCGTACTAACCTTGCCATTACCACCAAACTCGCCGCCATAAAAATCGAGCGCAAAGCTCGGTTGACGGTCAATCGCGGGCCACCATGCCTTTCCGTCAAGATGGCACAGGCGCGGATCATCCTCGCTCGCCGCGTAAAGCGGGACCAGGCCGTCTATGACCGGGTCATAGGCATCAATTCGAACGAGCAACGCCATCAGAACAAGCTCACCACGTCAGCCCGCCATTCCCAGCTAACGGCGTTCCGCCACGTCGCAGGCGGAGTGCCAAGCATCGGCCCAAAATAGCAGCGCCGCTCCCGCTGCGCATGGCCCGCCGGATCAGTGATCAGAGCGACTGCGGCATCATCGCCCGCAAGTTCAAGCAAGGGCCTGACCTGTTCCTCCATTTCCCATTTGCGCGTCGCGGGAAAGGACAGACCAACCGTCCGCAGCTTTTTGCCTTTGCGCCGCAGCCAGATGCCCCGCGAGCTGAAATCGGACGCGGCGAAGCTGCGCACCCCGAATTCCCCACCGAACTGAAAATTGCGCGCAAGGGCGATATGCTGCCCAAGCACCATCCTGCCGATGGTCATTTGCGCACTCGCAAGCCCCGCAAATTCAATCCGCCAATAGCGTGACGGTGGCGCGGCAACCGCGACATAGCCAACACCAGCACCATTCACCAACCGAACGCTTCCTGCGTAAAGCGGAAGCACAGCAGAGACCCAGCCCGCAAAACTCGCCCCTTGGGCATCGGTTGAACTATATATCCTGATCGTTGCACCGGATGGCGCACCGGTCAGGCCGAACAGCATTGCCCGCGTGATCGAGGCATCCACCCCGAAATCAAGCTCGATAAAGCCAGAGGCCACCCCTCCCGCCGATTTATACACCACCCCTGCATAATCATTGCCAATATAGGCAATATCATGCCCCGCCGCCGTCCCAAGACCAGCAACGGTCATCACCGGCAGAGCCAGAGGCAGCATAAGTTCAGCGTTCATGGGTCAGCCCAAAAGCTCAAATGTGGTGACTTCCCGCTCGCAATCCAGCAACCAGCGGGTCACAAGGCAGGTCACGTCAATGGGCGGCGTGGCGTCCGCGTCGATCAGGCGGATGCCCTGATAGGCTACCGGATCATACCAGATCACCTCTTGCACCTCGACGGCGAACCGGCCCCGCGCAGATCCCTGCAACGCCGATTGAATGTCCAGAAAGGACTGCGCATCCACCGCAAGATCGAAAAGGCCATCCTGCGGGTTCAAAACGCCGTCGCGCGCCTGCGTCGGGTAGCGCGCCTTGATCAAAGAGAGTTCGCGCGTCTCAATCTGCGCGCGGCGCGTTCCGAGCGCAATATCGGCAGGTGTCGGCAGTGGCATCAGGCGGCATTCAGAAAGGCGCGGTCAGCGCCGATAAAGCCATCACCGCCATAGCCGGTGTTGGCGGCGATCTGGGCGAGGGTCGCCTGCATATCGGAAAACTGCACATTCATGTTCGCCAGTATCTCGGCAGTCGCTTGCGTGCTGTTCGCCGTCGAGGCGGTGCTGTTGGCGGTCAGTTCCGCAAAGGGATTGAGCGCGCTATTGGCGGTTGACCCCGCCGCCAGACCATCGGCAAGCCGCTGCGTCGAGTTGCGGAATTCATCGACCGCCGCGAACCATTCCGGGCCACTCCCACCAATCTGCCGCTGAATGCTCAAATAGTCATTCGCGCCAGAGAGATAGCGTTGCTGATCAACCCCAGCATAATTGCCCGCGCTGATCTGATCCAGATAGGGCTGCACTTCGGCCCGGGCCTTCTTCGCTTGATCGATCAGGCTGTAGGTCGAAGAAGGACCAAAATTCAGATCGTTGATGAACCCGCGCAGATTGTCGTTCGCGGCCTTCAATATATCGGCGCGCTCCAGATCATAAAGCTTCCGCGCATCGGCAAACTGTTCTGCCGACGCCGCGCCTTCTTTGAGCGCATCCACCGTCTTGCGCCATTTGCTATTAAGGTCGTCAAGCGCAGCCCCCACCGGGTCAAACCGGGCCTTCAGCGCCTTCGGGATATTCTCAATGAGCAGCGCCTTTTGCAGCGCCTTCTGCAGATCCCCACTGCCCGACGAAATGATCCGCTGAGAGGCTGCACTGATCCCGGTAATCACCGCATCCGAAAGCGAATCGCGAAGCGCGGCGATCACCGCCTCTTTCTCATCCGCGAAGGTCAGGACGCCTGCCCCCTTGGTGCGACCCGCGCCAGTGGGGTCGACCACATATTTCTTTTTGCGAACGCCGATGGAAACGGAACCCGCGCCCGTGATATTGCCACCAAGCTGATCGGCGATGTTATTAAGCATATCGATCAACGATTCGACGCCGCCACTCGCCGCCTTGATCCGGCTCTTGCTGTTGCCCTTGGTCTCTCCGACGCTCAACTCACCATTGCTGAACCCGAGCGTCGCGGAACCGCGCTTTGCGCTTCCAAACAGAGACGCAAACAGCGCACCGACGCCAGCGGTGATCAAACCGCCATTCTTGATCTGCCCAACGCCCAGCAGTTTCGGGATGGCCAGCGCAGCCCCGAGAATGCCCGACACAGGGCCTCCGGCAGGGCCAAAGGCTCCAGCACCCCCCAGAAGCCCCTGAATGGCGCTGGCAGGCCCCGAGGCCGGGGCAGCGCCTCCGGCAGGGTTCACGCCAATGACGCTCCCCAGCAGCGATCCTAGGCCTTGCTGAGTGCCATTGAGCAGCCCGATGGTCCACTGCGCCAACACATTGGAAATGGCGCTGCGCATATTATTCTTGAAATCATCGGCAATGGACTTGCCCTTGCTCTGCATCGCCCTTTCCCAAAAGCCCGCCAGATTGGTAAACCGGTCTTCCGCCTGACTGTCGGACACACCCTTGCCGATGACATCTGTTACCTCTTTCAGGCGCTTGCGTTCGGCGATCACCTGTTCGGTCGTCAGACCCAAAAGCTTTGCGGCCATTTCAGGCTCGCCCGCCAAAAGGTCATGATATTTGCTACGATATTGGTAGATCGCCGATTCTTGTTCGGCTTGGTCATGCAGCCCCGCCGCGCGCAGCGCATCAAGACGCTGAATTTCCCGCTCACCCGCAATTTCGCGGTCAAACTCTTCCATCGTCCTTTTGTGATTGTCGTTCGCGGCATTGGTCGCGCGGCGATCTGCTTCGGCGGCACCGCGTTGCAGGACAAGCGCAAGCTGCTTTTCCAGTTCAGCGCGCTGTTCAGAAGACAGGTGCACATCGTCCGCGATCAGGCCATTATAGCGCCCGCGCAGTTCGTACAGGATGCGCTCTTTTTCGGCCTGTTGTTCCTGACCGGCACGCCGCATTTCATCCAGACGCGCCAATTCGGTCATGTCGGCCAGTTCACCGGCCATCGCTACGCTAATTTTGCGATAGGCCTCTGCCCGATCTTCGGCGGCTTGCAGGCGCTCCTGTTCGGCCTTGACAGCGGCAGACCCATCCGCGCCCGCCGGGTCAATCGCAAATTTTCCGGTGCGGGGATCAAGGGCCTTACCCTTGAACGCATCGCCGCTGCGCACCTCATAATGAAGATGGTTGCCGGTGCTGTTGCCGGTGGAGCCAACCCGTCCAATCACCTGCCCTTTGGAAACCAGATCACCAACCTTCACATCACCCTTGTCGAGAAGGTGTCCAAATTTGGTGGAAATCCGATTGCCATGATCGATCACGATGACATTGCCATAGCCGCCAGCCGTGCCAACATGGATCACCGTGCCATCTGCAGTCGCTTTGACGGCAGTGCCCGCCGCGGCGGCAATATCCCGGCCTGAATGATAAGTCGCGACGCCGGTAATCGGGTGGATACGGTTCCCCACCTCGCCGCTCACCCGCACACCGCGCGCGGACATGTCGATTGGGGAGCCGAATGCTGTCATCCGGGCTTGCTTCGCACGTTCGCGCTCTTGCGCAGAGCCTGCGCCAGCCCCAGACTTGTTTGCCGCTTCAATCTGCCGAGTCAGAGCGGCAACCTCTTTGGTATAGGCCGCTGTTTCCGCTGCGGTCGCGCGCAACTCACCGCCGAGTGCTGCATAACGCGATTTGGCTTCTCCCAATTTGTTGTTCAAATCGGCCAGGCGCGCGCCTTCGGGGGTGGATCGTGCCGCAGCATCGGTCGCCAGAGCAGCCGCAGAACGAGAAGCATAGGCGGTTGCCGCTGCATCAAATTCTTTTTGGGCCGCTGCGAGGTCGGTTTTCAGACGGGCGACTTCCGCCTTTGACTTTGCGGCGCGCTCCAAAGCCGCACCCTGTGCAAAGTTGCCGTTCGGATTGATCGGCGTCAGCGCCGCGATCTTTTCTTCCTCAGCGAGACGCCGGGTGACGTTAGCCAGCTTTTCTCGGGCGGCTGCCAGTTTCGTTTCTTTGTCCGCGCGGTCGCCAAGCGCCTGCGACGCCTCCGCCTGCGCAAGCTGGGTGATGCTGAGCAGCGCATTGCGCGACGAACGCACCAGATTATCAAGCTGCTTGGCATGTTCCTCGGTCGCCTTCGCGGCATCCTTCTGGGCTTTCTCGCTGCCTTTGAGGGCATTGTAGAGCGCGCCGCCAATCGAAATCGCGGCAATGGCGACAATACCCGGCATCCCGCCAAGCGCGCCGAGAAAGCCCTTGGTGGAATTGGTCATCATTCCAAGCGCCTGCACAAATTGCGGCGCTTGCTGCGTGAAAATGGTAAAGCCGCTAATGCCCTTTTGGCTCATCTGCTGACCAACATCGCCGATCTGAAAACCGAGTTGCTGAAATCCGGCGCGCATCTGGCCCGCGCTCACCCGCGCACGGCCCTGCGCTGCTGACGCTTGATCGGTCACGCCGGTCAGCCGCTCCAAGGCGTTCGCCTTTTGATTGAGGGCGTTTGCCTCTGCCACCGATTCCCGCAACGCGCCTTGGGCGGCGGTCAGGTAAATCTGTTCCTGCGCGTTGAGCTTACCACCCGCAATGGCCGCGCGTTCGGCGGTATCGACAAATTGCTGCAACGCGGCGCTGCGTTCGCGCGCGGCAATGGCCGCTTGACGCATCTGTGAGCTATCGAACCCCGAAGCAGTACCACCAGCGCCTGCTGTCGCGGCACTGGTGGCCAGACCCTTTACCTCCCGGTAAGCCTCTGCCAGATCGCGCTTGATCGTGCGGGCAATCTCTCCGCTACTGGAGGCATAGGCGCTTTTGAGGTCGGCCGCATTAGCTTTCCCCTTTGCGATGATATCGGAATAGGCGCTGTTTAGGCTGGCCTGGAAGTCAGACGTGTTGACCGTGACGCGGGCAGTGAGTTCAGCCGTCATCGCTCATGCCCTTTCTGCGTCATTGCTTGTTCAGTTCAGTTTTGACTTCGCGTTCGATCACATCATCCATTCGCCCGCGCTGACGGTTGATCACAGTTTCGATGCTGAACGCATTTCTATATTCTTGATGCGGGATCAGGACGAAAATCGGGATGGTCATATTCCCCCGTCCCGTCGCCCGCCGCCGCGCGGAGTTCAGCCGCCCGACCTGTTTCTTGCCCGACAATGTGCCTTCATCCAGCACCAGCAACCCCGGCCTTCCGGGACGGAAGACAAAGCGCAGCTTTGCGCCATTTTGCCGCTCCCACTCCCCCGGCGTCAAAAAATTGGCGCGCCCGCGCGACCCGGCGGCAGGCAAAGGAATGGCAAGCCAGCCCCCATCCTGCGCCGTCAACCGCCCCGGCTGGGTCCAGTGCGTGATCGCACCTTGGCTGCGCTTTCCGCCACTGAAATAGACCCACGCCGTGGGCTGCTTCGCGATCCGCTTCAGCGCATCCGATTGCCAGCCCCGATAGAGCCGCCCCGGCACCGCCCGCTGCGTCTCCGCCTCCAGGTCTTGTTCAATGTCCCGCGCAACTTCGCGAACGCCGTTCAGGCATCCGCGCAGCACCAGCCTTGTTTGCCGGTCAGCCTGTTTGAGCGCCGCCGCACGGTCAAATTCGAGGCCGAACATCAGACGCGATCCTCTTGTGACCGTCCACCATCCGCCGACTGTTTCCGCGACATGGCGAAATCCAATATCTCATAGGCCTCGATCAGCGCCGCCGGTTGATCGAGCATCCCGCCCGAGACCGGCAAGATATGCGAACCACCCTGCACAACCGCCCGCCAGCGCACCCAATCATCCACCACCCTGAAAATCGCAGCGGGGATCACCGCGCGGGGGTTGATCGTCCACGCCGTGCCATCCGCCTCACCGGGGGGCGGGCAGCCATCGATCAGCCAAGGGCCTTGCCAGCTTCCGTCGAACTCTTTCGGCGAGAGCCGGACTTCGAGGGCGGTGAGGAGTTTTTTTCCGCACTCCGGCCATATTGAAGATCATCGGCAAACTGGCCCGCGAACAGGAGGTCATCTTTGTCGATGCGCATCAGGACATGCTCCGCCATCCGCTCTTGGCCATCCGCCTCGAATGCAACGGGCGCACCGCGCGCATCCTTCACATTGTCCAGTCCAATGCAAAAATGACGGAGAGCAAAACCCGGCATCAAACGCCGCCGATGGGCCTCCCGAAACGTGAGCTCTTTGAGCGGGAGCCATGTTTGAGAGACTTCAAGCCATGCCGAATTTACGAATGCCTTATCTTCCTCGGACACCTCTTCGCCAGACCGGATTTGAGAGAGCAACTCGGTAATGCGATCACGCTGCGCCCCATTTTCTGGTTGATCCTCGCGATCAGGAAGAAAGGTCTCCGCAAGCCCTTGGGCAAAGGCCATATCCTTCTGCCACTGCATGACCTCAGGCCCCGCCGCCGTGTCTAGTTCAGCCTCATATTGAGTGCGGTCAGCAAAGCTTGCCGACCGCATCCAATAGACGGGCTTTGGCTTCTGTCCTTCTAGCCAAGGCGGGGTATATTCGTGCCGGTGCGTCAGAACAGCGGGAGTGACGGTGTGGCGCATGGCGATCAATCAAACACCAGAATCGCATCACCGGAACGGCCCGCCGGATCAACACCCATTGAGAATGAACGAAATTCAAGCTGTTCCGCGCGGCGGGATTCCCGCGTGGACCGCGTGACCTTCGTCGGTCGCAGTTCAGGCAAGCAAAATGACCAGCGATTGCCGCTCTGGGTGCCAGAACGAACTGCGCCCACCATCGCAGCGCCACCCGCAATCTCCGCCTCAATATCAGCGATATGATCCCGGATCGCCAGATCGGCGTGGGTATAAGGATCACACGTCAGCATCGGGGTGCGGCCACCCAATTCAGCGGGGCCAAAACCATCAACCGTGTTCGGATCACCGAGGCTTTCAACCTGCCGCGCCCAGTCAAAGGTGAAGGCGCCAACGGGAAGACGCTTCCGATTGACTGAGAAGGCGGTGCTTTTCAGGCTGTCCATCCGCAGCGTCGGCGCGGCATGTTTCTTGACGTCGATATTGGCGAGCACCGCAGCATTAGTGCGACCTCCCCAGATGCCAAAGCCGGTCATCTCAAAAAATCCGGGTTTGCTGGTATCGACCATGATCTTGCCGCTGCCGCGAACACCGAACAGTTTGGTCAATATGCCATCTTCATAAGCGTAGAGCGCACCCATCGGCTGATCGATGATCCGCGCCGCCGCCGTTTCGGGGCTGGTCGCGGCGTAGCTCCAGCAGGCATTGAGCGCCGCAAGCGTGGTGCCATCAAGGGCAGGGACGTGACTGTCTGTCAGGACAGCAAGCCGCGCCGCATCATAGGAGGCAATCAGTGGATGAAAGCCTGCGCCAGCACCGCCGCTTAAAATCAGGCGAAGGCCGCGATAAAGGTTCGCCGTGGGGGCGTAGCTCGCACCCAAGGTTGCACTTGTCGCACTACCGGCGGTCAGGGCTTGGGCAGCAATCGCCGGATGAAACACACCCTTCAACCCGCAGCTCTGCAGAAGGGCGTGATGCGGCGGCTTCACAAGCGCGGAATAGGCTGTGCCTGCGCCGACACCCTTCATGCGCAGCTTCGCCTTGAAAGAAACGGGCTGGCCGATGATATCGGGCATTCCGGCAATTTCGTTGCCCGTCGCCTCATTATTGTCTTCCGTCGTGAAGCGATCCCCGATTTCGAGGCTGTCGATAATGAACGGAAAGGCATCAACGGCGGTCGCCACAGGGTCAACCGTCTCATCAGCCTGCTCTTTGAACAGGCACACGGCGTTGGAAATGCGAACAGTCGGATCGACCATGTCAGTCTCCTTTGGTTAAATCAGGGTTTGGGTTGAAAATTTCAGATCGCGGGATCGTTGATCGCCGCAGGAAAATGGAAACAAAATTCAGTCACGAAGCTCAGACGGCGTTTGTCGGCGAGGATCGCGACACCGGGCCGCGTTCCGCGCTCTTCAACCCACTCGATCAAGCCGCTATAGTCATTGTCGCTGACCACGGCGTTGACGACTGCGCGATACAGAGCATTGCGCGCGCGGCGGGCATCCACACCCGAGCCACCCTCGACATTGCCCTCGACCGACACGAAATAATTATAATATGTGGTATCCGGCTCCTGCCCATTGACAGGCTCCCACCGGCTCGCCTTGATATCGAGCGCCGGAAAATTCGATGGATCACCCGACGCCTCGACGGTCAGCTCCGCAACGCCTATCAAGCCAAGCCGCGCCTCGACCTCAGTGTCGATAGTTTCGATCACAGCGAGCATCACCATTCCTCAACAAAGAAGCGCCAGGCATCGGCGGTGGGATATGGGCGAACCTCAATCACGCGGAAGGATTCACCCGCAATGATCACCATGTCGCCGTTCGCAGGCTTAAAGGGCAGCGCGGCAACCGGAATTTCATAACCGCTTTTGCCCGTTGATCGATCTGAACCGTAGCGCAAACCTTCCGCTTCAATGTTCGGAATGGCAGTGACACCCTCGACGACTTCGCCGTCGTGACGCCAATCCACGCTCACTTGCGCGAATGCCGCATGAATGGCAGCAGTCGCGGATGCGCGGGCCATCGCGAAGCTCATTGCTCGGTCAAGACCTCTTCAGCGCGCGTGTCCGAAAGAGGAAGGCCTTCACTTGGCAAAGGACCCGCCGGGAGATCATCCGCCGTAAATTTTGCAGCATCGGTCAGCGCCTGTTGAAGATCAACACCCGCGTCAATGGCCGCTTCGGTATTGCCAATCTGACCAAGCGCCAGAAGGTCAAGCGCCCGTCTCGCAGAAATATCCTCACCGACAGTCATCTCAGACCCGGCATCGCGGCGCTCACCCTGCTCGGTCAGATTGGCGCTATAAAGCACAACCGAGAGCGCACCTGCTTCTTTCTTCGATTTCGCCATGACATGGCCTTTCCAACAAAAGGGCGGCACATCGCTGCGCCGCCCTTCCTGCGATGCCCGAAGGCTTGGGGGTGTGGGTTATCAGGCAACCGTGCCGTTCAGAAGGATGGTCGCCTTGTCCGTGCCATCGGCAACCGCTGCCTCTTCCGGGTCAAAACAGCCGATCAGAACGCCGCCCGCCGATGCCGCCGTCACCTTGGAGCCAGCAGTGTTCCAATAGGCTTTGGCACCGGGCGCGCCACCGGAACCAGCGTTGGTCAGCTTGGACAATTCAACAATCCCTGTCCGCAGCCCTTCGCACTGCTCGCCCGCCGCTGCGTCAAACAGCGCGACAAGGAATAGCGCGCCAATAACGACGCCCTGTCCGGAGACGACGCCACCAGCCGGTGCAACAAAGGTCACTTTGTCCGCCGGGGTTTTCTTGATATTCTTCGCCATATTGGCCTCCTATTTCAAAGGTGAACCCCGGCGCGGAAGCACCGGGGTTCAGATTGGGGGTTACGCGCCTGCGTTGGTCTGCGCCGCCTTGGGGTCAATCGCGCCAAGACCAAATTCATGGAAAATGCGCCATTCCAGCCCGAGCGAAGACCATCCGTCCTGCGTCTCAATCGTCGGCTCTTGCTGGCCATTGAGGAACACGCACTCGAACGCAGGAGCGATATTGGGATCGGCAAACCCATAATATCGCGTACCGGTGAGCCGAGGAGTGCCGATCACCTGATCAAACAAGCCGTAGCTGCTGTTAGGCCGCTCCAGCTTGTTCGCCGCATCTGGATCATATTTGGCATCGTTGATCACCTTGGCCACCGTCGCAACCCGCTTCGGCGCGAGAAGGATCGAAGGACGAAGATCAATGAAGTCAATGCCCTCCTTTTCCTTCTGCTCGCTGAATTTTGCGTCCATCTCGCCGAGCGAGGCAACAGACGGTGCAGCCGCCGGAGTGACCTCATTCTTGTTCGCCGTATTATCGAAGAACGGGGCCGCACCGAACGTCGGACCAAGGCCCGCATTTTGAGCGAGCAAGGCGTAGGCATCGACCTCAATCGTCGTCTGTGCCGCCTGACCCATGCGCGCCGCGATGTCGAGGAACACGCCCATATCGTCATTGACGATGGCCTTGCGGGTAAGTGTCAGGATGTAACCCTTCTGATCCGCTGCGATGCTGACCTTCATCCCATCGGGAATTGAGACCCGATCAAATTCAGCCGCTTCATTGAGCTGCTTGAGCGTGCTCAAGCTGCCATAACGGTAACGGGGATGCGGGCGGAAATCGGTGACACTACCGATTTTGCACCAGCGATCCCATGTGCGCGGCTGGATTTGATATGAGGCGAGCAAGACCTTGTGCATCGCGTTTTCCAGAAGAACGGGAAAATCGCTGGCGGTCTGATATGCGCCCTGCGCGCTGTTGCGCGCCATCGCGATCTTGACGACTTCATCATCAGAAAGCGGGATGTTGCGGACGCCAGAACGTTCGAGCATGTGTCGCGCCATCATCGACGGACGAACACCACGAAACTCGCCGGGATCAACCCTGACGGTTTCACCGCGAAGCTTCGCAGCTTGCTCGACCTTGGGGGCCATCCCGGCGCGAACGATCAGGGCGTTGCTCATACCCGTCATCATCTTTTCGCGCTCATCAAGCCCGACGACAATCGAAGAATTTCCGCCAATACGCGCGTCGTCGCCAGCCTGCGCGAGCCTGTCGAGGATTTGAGCGCGAGCTTCCGGCAAGGCCACATTGTCGGTGATCAGCTTGTTCATGAACTCATCGTCGATCTTGTGCTGAGTGCACAGCGCACGGATTTCCGTGCCACGCCTAAGCTCATCGGCCCGCGCCTGAGTCGTCGCCGCGTCGATATCCTTCTGGGTCAGCGTAGCGGCAGGTGCCGGATTTTGAACAATAACAGGCGGAGCATTGTCAACTTTTGCTGCCGCCGTTTGGGTTGTACCAGTCATGGTCGTTCCTTTCGGTTGAAAAAAGGCGGCGGCTGCCGCCCGGTCCCAGACGATGCCCTGCACCGCTGGATGGTTCGGGGCATTTCGGAACCCGAATTTCTGAATATCGCAGCCGACCGCTGTTGAGGCAGAATCGATTGTCGTGATGAAACCCTGATCAAGCGCCTGATCTGCGGTCAGCCACGTCTCGGCTTCAAGCATTGGCTTCAATGCTTCCGCACCAAGGCCAGTCTTGGCGCTGTAAATCTTGACCAGATTGTCGCGGATAAGGTCAAGCTGATCGGCCTTGCGACGCAGTTCAGTCGCATCTCCGCAAGCACAATCCCAAGGATTGTGGATCATCATCAACGCATTGTCAGCCATCGTGATCGTTTCGCCGATCATCGCAATCACACTGGCCATCGATGCGGCAAGCGCATCGATTTGCACATCAACCTTGCGGCCCGAATCCCGAATACCTCTCAGGACATTATAAACCGCCAGCCCTTCCATGACGTAGCCGCCAGGGCTGTTGATGCGAAGCAAGATGTCGTCCTCGGTCGCTTGAACCTGAGCGAGTATGCTTTTGGCATCCAACCCATCCCAGCTATCCCCGATGATGCCGTAGAGCAAAATTTCGGTTGTCATTTCTGCTTTCCCTTATTGTCGGGGTCAATATTGAGCTGCACCGCATTCCCAACCGCCGTCACATGGCGCGGATCGCTGTCCAGAATGATCTTGGCGCTATCAAGCGCCGCATTATCCGCCGCGCGGTCTGCAAAATGCCGGTCAGGGTCCTTGCCTTGCGACCGCAGCCATTCCCCAAGGTTCAACTGACCACCCCTAATGGCATCACGCACGGCAGGCAGTTCCGTTTCCGGCGAGGCCATCGCCACTGGCGGCGGAGACCATTCGACTGTCACCCCGGTCACATCATAACCTGCCATCGCGAGCGCCTCGATCAACCAACGCCCGACGCCTTCGCCAAACTGACGAACGAAGATCGCATATTGCCGCGTCTCCACCGTGATCCTGAACGGCAGCAACGCCAGACGCCCGGAAATGAACGACACGTCCGAATAATCACCGCTCAACATCATCGACGGCAATTCCATGCCGACCGAAATCTCGCGCATCGAAACCTTGGTGAAATCCCCAATCCCTTCCACGGATGGCGGTTTGTTGAACATCATCTTGCCCGCTTCGCCAGCATCAGCCCCAGCATAATAGATCATGCCGGGTTCAAGCTGCTCCATTGGCTCGGGATCGACCTTCTCGCCAGCACCTTGGGCGGGCGGGTCATCAAAGATGACGCCAACATGCGAGGCAGCGATCTTTTGCCGCATCCGATATGCGTCTGTCAGTTCACCCCAATCGTTAAGCGGCAGGATGATCGGCGTGAACCACGTCGCCCCATGCTGCTGCTCTGGCCTGTCTTTGCGATAGGCATGGATAACCTCGCTCGCCGGAATCTCTCTCGACGAAAGCGATGTTGTCCGGCGCGAACCCGGATGGCCGCTATAAAGCCAATAGGATTTGCGCCGCCCGATGGCGTCAAACTCAATACCGGCAATCTGATGCCCGGTCTTGGTCTGCCCGTCTTTGCCGGGATCAAGATATTCCGGCTCCAGAATTTGCACCTGAAACGGCAAAGGCAGGCCATCCGCCTTCCGCCGCCAACGCCTGCGCACCAACACCGCGCCAGAGGTGACAATCGACCGAGCCGCCAAATGTTGCAGCGCGTACAAATCGCTCTGCCCCTCTGCATCAATCGAGGTGCTGTCCATATGGGCGCGCGCCACGTCATTCAGCTCCTGATCGAACTTCCCATTCCGCAAAACCCGGAACGTGATGCCCGCGCCAACCAGATGATCGGCCCAAAGGCCAACGGCGCGCGCTCCATGCGGATTGTTCCGCACCAGATCATGCGCCGAAGCATTCAAAACCTGACGGACGCGCGCCGTCAGCTCCCCATTCGCATCGCGCATGGACCGTTTCCAGCCCGCCGCCCGCCGCGTCATCGTCGCGCCGTCATATTCCGCGCGCACCTGATGCAGCTTTACCTGCGCACTCATCCGCCCGAGCGCCCAGCGCGGCGAGACGTAACCGGCGAACCGGTCAAGGAATGACACTTTGTGCGCCATTATGTGCCTCGACTATAGCCGGGTACGCGACGGCGAGACAGGCCACCACCCGCTGCGTTCGCCATGCGGACCTCTGCGACGGCAACGCGGCGCAACACCAACATCTGATCTTGAGGTTGACGACGATACAGCCGCCCATCCTCAAATCGGACCTCTTGCAGCCCTTCGAGCATCATGCGGTCGAGCGCGTCCACATCTGCTTGCGTATAGGCCATGACTATCGTCTTCCTTTGAACCAGTTTTTCCGCGGCGGGGCGGCACGGCGAGGCCGGACAGGCACTCCCTCTGCGGTCGGCGTTGCGGCAGGCATCCTGTCCGGCACACCAGCATCATCATGACCCGGCAACGCCTCGGGCTTGACGCTGGCATTCCCTTGAATTCTGTAACCGGCGGGTATCCACCGCATATGGTCCCGCGACTTCGCGAACGGCGGCTTAATCAGCGCCGCCCAAGCATAAACGATCAAATCCCACGTCTCATTGCGAGAGCGGGTCTTGGTCCACTTGCCCTTTTTCAACTCTTCTGCGGTCAACTCCGCGATATGCTCTTCATCAAAGTCGGCAGGCAGATGAATTCTGCCCTTACCGCCTTTGTCCGTCCGCCGCAGACGGGCGTCCATGATATTCTTGACCTTGTGAACATTGACCAGCCACAGCATCGGGCCGCTGCGGATCGGCGTTCCCTTCATTTTTTTGTCGCTGAACTGCCCATTGCGGACCAGTTCGGAGTTCGGCGACGAAGAACCCTTCAACAGCATGATCCTGTTTGGCTTGATGCCAGCTTCGCGCGCGAGATGCCAAAACCTCTTGGCATTCTCGGTTGCTGTCGCTTCATCTTTGTCGCCGCCCCCGCCCGTATCAATCGCCACCACCAACGGCGGCGGTGACCGGCCACCACCGGCCAGTTCCCACGTTTTATCGAACAGAGGCAGCAAAATCCGCCAATGCTCGGGCTTGCGGAACGGCTCCAACGTGGTCAGCCCGTCCTCCAGAACATCCAGCGTCCACCGCTTGATGATCCAGCTTTCATGACCATCGGCATAGCCAACCGCAATGCACTCAAACCGGTTGCCCTGAACATCGACTGCGAGAGTCCAGACTTTCGGTCCAACCGGAATGATCCCAGACGCGAAACCTTCATCCTTCAGTTGTTCAATGTCGGTCTTGGCGAGCGGCTTCTCACCGGACAATTTTGACCGGTAATTCTTCCCAAACTTGGTCTGCCAGACGGTGCGGAGCGGACCTTCATCCTGCCTTTCTTCCCACGCGATCTGCGCCGCGCGCCACATTTTGGCAATTTCTGGCCAGCTCGACATGCACATCAAACCATCCGGCCAGAACGTGCGAACCCCCTTGCTGCCATCCGGGTTGTGCGAAACAAACCCCTTGTTCGGCAGGGCAGAAAGCCCCGCGAGCAATTTCCGGCGATCCCTTGGCAGCAAAATGCACCCATTAGCGCCGCAAACCACATGTGCGGTCTCCGCCGCCCGATCCGGCGACGAACCCGCCTCAAACTTCAAATCACGGACAACATCAATTTCCCAGCGGTCGCCGCAGGAGGGACATTCGGGATGCAGCCGCTCAAATGTTCCCGAGCGGACATAAGCCTCCGTCTTTCCGCCCTCATCATCCGCCGGGGTCGAGCTGATGAACAGCGTCGAACGGCCTTCAAACGATGTCTGTCTCCCCTGCATCAACGCAGCAAGTGAACCTTGCCCGCCCTTCTCCTCGGTCCCGCCAATGTCGGCGTCCACCTGATCATAATCGTCGGCCCATTCGTCCCTGATCGGGCGCTGCGTGAACTCCGCAGGGCTTGGCCAGCTCACATAGACATTCATCCCCGTGAACTGCTTGGTGTAGGTCTGGATCGCGTTCAATACCGGCTTCACCCGGCGCTTCACCATATTCGTGCCTTCGATCATCGCATCAATGCGCGTCGTCGAAAACGTCCCGGCCATCTTCTGCGTCGGCTGCGTGACTTGAAAGTCAGCCGGATCGCAGTGCACATTCCGCCCCATCCATGCGAGGCCAATCGTTGTCTTGCCGGTCTGCGATGGCCCGAGCAGGCCTTCTTCGCTAACCACCGGGTCGCTCAGCCCATCCATAATCTCCACCTGCCACGGGAAGATGTCTGGATCATAATTCTGATACCGGATCGCAAACTGGCTAACCGATAATTTTTCTTGCGGGCGCGCATGGTGCGCCTGCCGATGAAAGATATCACGCCCGTTCGAGAAGGCCGGAATTCTCCATTGCGGCAGCGGTAGCCGCTCCATCATTCCCATCGTTTCGGCCTAAATTCTCCATATCGTCGGCGAAAGCGTGAAGCCGGATGCTGACAGACTTTTCGACGATGGCGATTTGATCGCGGTCAAGGTCGAGTTTCATCGCCAGTTCAGCCGCCAAACTCTCAAAACTGCTCCGATGCTTGCTCATCGCGTCCGCAGCGGCGGCTTCAACATCGCGCTTGCGGATCAACTCGCCTCGCTTTTCCGCGAGCTTGATCGCCAGAACCTCTTCTTCCAGCAACGCTTTCCGTTCGTTGATCGACACATCCGAATGTGTTTCCGGACGTGGGTTCAACCCCAGATCGAGCGCAAGCTGGTTGATCAGGTCCGCCCGGTCGCGGGCTGCCTGCGTCTTCTCATCCTGCCGCGCGTTCCAAGCGACCACTGCCGCAGCCAAATCAATATCCCAAGGGTCACCCTTCGCGGTCGCCCGTTTGAATATCCACTCGGTCTCGGCAGGCAGGCTCTTGAGCCAATCCGCAAGCGGCGGCTCAGACGCAAGCCCCAGCTTCGCCAGATCAGCCAAATTCCCGCGCATCAGTTCCGCCTTCCAAAACTCCCCAAGAACAAAAACCCAAAGAAAAACGAACCCGCCAAAAAAATATCACCCCCAGCCACGCCCATCGCCTTCGGTCCC